AGAAGTAGCTGCGTTAGTTGCTTGTGTGCTAGCTGAGGTGGCACTAGCAGCTGCATTGGTTGCACTAGTAGATGCATTAGCTGCACTAGTTGCTGCTTCACTAGCTTTAGTGGTGGCTAGAGATGCGCTAGAGCTTGCAGAAGAAGCACTGTTAGCTGCGCTAGTGGCTTGTGTTGAGCTCGTAGAAGCAGAAGAGGCTGCATTGGTAGCAGCCGTCTCAGCGTTTGTTTCAGCAAGCTGGGCAGCATCTCTAGCTGCTTCTGCCTGCGTCAATACAGAAGTTAAAAGAGGAATTGAGGAGTCATTAGTGCTTTCGCCCGAGCCTCCCACCCCACGCCATATTGCCATAACATCTCCTTGTTGTGTGTGAAGACTCTTGTGGAATCTCCAAACAGAACAAGGGAGCCCCTTGTGAGGGCTCCCATGCTATTAGGCTGCGACAGCCATCAAAACGCCAGCGTCAGCACGGAGCACTTTAGTGCCGTACAGCATATCGCTGGTGAACAGGGTTGCCAAGAACTCCTGCTTGTATTGCTGCTGCGAACGCACAGACATCTGCTCAATATGAACAGCCCAGTCTTTGTGAGCCAGCAAAGCACCCTTCACACCTGTTTCCAGAGTGGGGCAGTTGCTTGACACAATCACAGGGATGCCATACAGGTTACCAACTTCACCATTGCGGATGACGTTAGCAGAACCCTGCTCGCCAACAAAGGCTTGCTCGGTGTAACGGGCAATACCATTCATGGTGTTACGAGTGCTTGGGGGCACAATCAACACACGACCGTCCATCGGCTGGTCAGCATCGTCAAGATACTGAATAGCACGGCGGAAGCCAACGTCAGAGAAAGCACCAATGTCAGCAGTACCGTCAGCGTCATAGGCTTCCAGAGCACCAGTGGAGGTGTTGAACTGGAACGAACGGTTGTGCACATACGAGGTTCCATTACCGTTACCCAATGCTTTAACCAAGTCCCACAGATCGTCATCCACCTGCTTAGCCATTGCATAGCCAGCATCATCAGTGTAATGCTTACGCAGCGAAGGCAGGGCTTGCACTTCAACAATGTCTTCAATCAAGTAAGACACTTCTTTGTGCTTGTCCAGGTTCACAGTGATGCTCGACTGAGAGAGGTTCTGCATAGTGACAGCAGTGTTCTCAGCTTTGTTCTGAGCAGCAAAGCCACGTGCGGGAGTTGGGATGATGAGAGCATCACCCTTCTTACCCTTGAAGCTCATCTTGCGAACAAACTGAGCCAACACGAGGTTCTTTTTATATGCAGCGATAATCTCATCGCTCCACAGATCGGGCAAGAAAGAGCTGGCTTCGGTAAGACCAGCAGCACCGCCCATAGCGGGGAAAGTAGAAGTTGCCATGTTAATTTTCCTTTACAAAATGTTATCGAACTCTACCCTCAGCATAGGCAGCCATAATCTCGGGCTGCATGTCCATGTATCTCTGAGGGTTATTACGCATGAGGTCTATAATTTCAGAACGCTTATAAATCTTTCGACTCATAGGCTCAGCAGAACCTTTTACATTACCTGTAGATGCTTGTTTAATCTGTTGTTTCCGGTCAGCTTTCTGAGTTTCAACTGTGGTTTTAACCAAAACCTGACGCTCTTTCCATGAACTGAAAAGCTCATCAGCAGCATCAAAATCAAAACGCTGATCAGCCCTCGACAAAAGCTCGCTTCTCACCTTACTCTTACCAACCCACTCCTTGAAATTCTCATCTGAAAGAATGTCTTGATATTCGGGGTGTGCAGATTGCAGTTGTTGCAAAGCAGTTTGCCTTGCAAGTTCTGCGCTCATGCGCTCAGCTTCTTTAATCTTAGGATGTCTAGAAACAGCAACTTCAACAGCTTTCTTAGGGTCGCTGAAAAAGTCTACATCTTCTTCAATTGGGGCTTCTTTGGCAACGGTCTGAGCCTTGATGAAATCGTCCACCACTCTACGCAAATCACCAACTTCCTTGCTATGTCTGCCCATCAGCTTCTCAGCTTCTTGGTGCATCCTGATCAAGTCTTTGGCTGTCTTGCCTTTGTAGCGATCTGGAATTTCCTCTTCTTGCTGCTCTTCAGGGGTGGCTTCTAGAGCTTCCTGTTGTTCCTCAAGATTCTCGGTTGGTTCCTGAATCTCACCACTTCTCTCGTCAATAAATTGTGCCATATAGTCTCCGTGCTAGTGATAGCATTATGGAAATAAAAATTAGAACATTGGCGAACTTAGTCGCTGTTCCGCTTGCGCTCTTGAGCCATCTTCTCCCGATGTTTCTTTTCCCATTTCATTGCTGCCCCAGGAAAAGAGCCTGACCATCCTTCTAGCTTCACATTGGGAGCACTTACTGCTCGTTGAGCTTGTTCACCACAAACAGGACATGTTGTTTCAAATGTTTGGTTTGATACAAATAGTTCTGTTGTGTGATGATTTGGGCAAAGAAAATCAAACACTCTCAGCATTTTGCATTTCCTCGTAAGTGGCTGCAATAGCTTCACGATATGCTAACATACGCTGGAGGATTGTTACCTCGCCCTTTCGTTGCCAGAAAGTTTCGCTATCTGAAATGTTATGGAGGTTGTTTAAGTTCTCCATTCCTTTCTGAAGGTCTTCTTCAAAAAGTTTCCACCCAGGGGTAGCAAAAGTTGCTAACAAAGATTCATAATATTCTGTTAAATTGTCCAAGCATTTCTCCTTTAAGGATGCTATAATGTATATATTGTATCACAAAAATAGGAATTTGTCAAGCAGGTTTCATCTGCTGAGATACAATTGCTTCTTTGCTGGCGATTTCACGCTCTTTTAGCACAAGTTCAGCAACTCTAGCTCTACGTTCAAACTCTTTATCGTCTTGTTGTCCTGGTTGAATGTTAGCAGAGATTGCTCTCACCCTATCATTCTCCACTTTAAGGGGAATTGCCTGAGCTTCTGTCGTATATTTAGCTGCTCGTGCCTGACTTTCAGCTGCTTGGGCTTCCAACAGGGCAATTTGAGCCTTAGCCGTAGCCAGTTTAACCTCAATATCAGCCTGTTGCAGAGCTTGCTGCTGGGGATTTGGCTGGTTAGCTTGCTTAATTTGCTCCAAGAAGCTCTCTCGGCTAGACAAACTCATATTCTCCACCACAGCTTGCACCAACAGAGGGTACAAAGGACTGTCATTGCTCAAGGTTTGGAGAAGTTGGACAAGTTGTGTCACCTCATATTCACGCGCAATAACACCCAATGTGCTAGAAGCTACAAATTTGAAGTCTTGAGCAGGGAAACGGTCTGGGTCATACTGCATATATCTCCAAGCAGTCTTGCTAACCAGAGGCAACAAGAAGGTTTCTTGGAAATTGATAAGCGTTCTCTTATGTCTCTTGATGATGGCACCCAAAGACATGGAAATTGCACCAGCAGCTGCTTCACCATTCACGCCACCAGTGATGCCACCAGCGTCAATGGCACCAGTAGCCATCTGCACCATCTTCTGAAGCTCACCTGCTTGAGAGAAGGTGATGTTGTCAATGCTACCAAACTTGAACGGCTGCAAAATCTCAGAGGGATTGCCATTGGTGATGATGTTCTTGCCAGGACGAATCTCAAACTTAGAGCCTCGGGGCATACGTGAGCCATCAATAGCCATCATTGGATGGACAGTGAGAGCCAAGCCGTCAATGCGAGCTCTCAACTCAGCATCCAGAGCCTTCTGGCTGTTATAGCCTTTCTCACAAATACCACGACCCCAGAAACGACCAGGAACAACATCCCAAGCAAAAGCCACAACAGGGCGGTCTTGCATCATGTAGGGGTTTTCTTCAGCCTTCAAGCAGATGCCACCATTGGCAATGATGACAATAGCTTCTGTATACTCAGGCTCGTTCTTGTCTTCTTCTTCATCGGCCTTGCTATCGTCAGGCTTGTCTTGATAGTCTGACATTTGTTGTTTCAACAAGTCAGTGGGCACAAGACCGTAATACTTGGTGAGTCTCACCTTATCATCTTGGTAGAGCACCAAGTCTTGATCGGGCTCAAGGTCTTGATCAGGAGCAGCACTATCAATGTCTGCATCTTTGTATACGCCTTGCTCTTGCAAGATTTCAACCTGATGCTTAGGAACAAACTCATCAATAGCAACACCCAAAGCTTCTTCAACAGAAGATGCAGTAGGGTCAATGAGGAAGTTCTGTGGCAGCACAGGACGCAGCTTAACCACTGTGCGAGGCTTAACCATAACACCAACAGCCAAAGCAGCACCGTCTAGGATGGGCTGAGAAGCTGGCTTGATGTCGTTAATCTCTTCCAACACAAGCTCACCACAACCTGTACCATACACGGCTGAGTTGATTAAGATTTCAGAGATGGCTCGTCTCACCTTAGTGAAATGAAACTCTTCTTCAAGAAGCTTTCGTGTTAGTTCTACATCACGGTTGTCCTGATCACGCATATCGTCATGCATGTCAAACCACTTACCACGACCAAAGGTGGCTTCTTCAACCTCAGCAACAGAGCTCTCTACGGCTTGTTGAAGAGCAGGGCTAATGAGCTTACTACGCTCGCTTTCTCTGGTTTTATCAGCAGCACTCCACTGACCTCTCCAGAGACGGTAATATTCCTCAAAGCGTTCTTTGTAGTTGCCTTCATAATGGTCACGCCATTTCTCAACCTTCTCCATCACCCAGCCAGCAAGGGGGTCACTCTTAAAGGTTTCTTCTTCAAAGCTCATTGCTTCTCCTTAGTAGCCGCTTATAGCGTCCATTGGTTCAAAATCGTCTTCTTCCCACTCAAGAGCATAGCTCTGCTTGTTAAGCTGTTCAATGTAGCTCAGTGAGTCGATTAAGTCATCGTGCACAAGATGGTTTGGAAACTGGAAGAGTTCATCCAAGAACTCCATGTTCCACTTGCCTTTGTTAAGGACAACCTGTCCA